GCAACCATTACAGTATCTGAAGTAGATTGAGATGTAAAAGTGTCTGTAAATGAAGTAGCAATACTACCTACTCCTGAACCATAAATAGTATTCCCATTTGCATATTTAGTAATGATAAAACCTGAACTTGCAGCACTAAAATTAATTGTAATAGTATATTGAACTCCAACTGATAAGTTAGAAAGCTTTTGATATATACCTGAAATACTACCTATTCCTCCAACTGCATTTAAAACTATATCTCCTGTAACCACTAAAGGAAATGCAGGGTTTCCCCCAGTACCTGACCTAAATCTATACCAAGTATTTGTAATAGCAGGAGGTTCGTTTGTGAGCGTATCAATATAAGGAGTAGGTGGAGAACTTGTGTATGTTGTAGAATTATTTACATTACTAAAATTAATACCGTTTACAATTACTTCACTAGGAGAACTTGAGATAGCATTATAAAAGCCATTATAATTCTGAGGATATACTATTAATTGAACACTCATTATACTGCTTGTGTTCTAAGTGTCTTACTCTTTTCTACTTCAAAAGTGTATTGCATAAGTCTGTCATTAGCTATAGTCTTTTTAGTATAACTTGAAGTTGTTAGCCTTGCAGGAATTACATATTGATTTAGAGCAGGGATAGTGATTGTAGGGTCAGAACTTACATCACTTTGAAATCCTTTTAAGATATAAACTTCAGGACTATTAATTAATTCTTCAAACCATTCAGATTCAGCCTCACTTACAAAGTCTGTATTCATACTTATCTTTTCATTTGCATTTACTCTAAAAGCTTTCTTTCCTCCTTTAAAGCTATCTATTCTATAAGTTGATTCATTCCAAGAACCTTCAAGCTGTTGGTATGTACTTCCTTTTGTTGAAATCATTTTACTTGACTTCATATTGAAGGTGTAATAATCCCAAGCACCCCATTGATTCAACCAACAAAGTCTGATAGGTTCATATCCTTTAAGATTTGAACAGTTTACATTAATAGTGTATTTACTCCCAAAATTCAGATTACCTGCTGTTAAAGGCTCAACTGTATAATACCCTCCTTCTATAAAGTTTAATACAGCAGGACTATTAAATACTGTACTCCAATTTCTTAAATTAGCAGGAAAGCAACCGAAATAAAATAATCTTTCATTTACTTCGGCACTTAAATTTGTAAGCCCTCCATTAGCTAATGTAAAGTCTACATATTCTAAGCCTATTTGAGCTCCTGTAGAATCATAATAAATAAATCTAATCTTATCAGGCTTGCTTAATATAGTTAAAAAGCTAAGTGTTCCATAGTCTTTTATATTTGCATACTGAGTTAATGGTGCATTTGAAAGAAATTCTCCTGCTCCTTGGTCTAGTGTAAACTTTTGAGGAATAGGATATCCAAAATTATTTCCTATACTTTGAGTGTAAGGAGTGTCTGCTAAGTCTAGTACATCAGTATATTTTAGATAACCATTAAAAATATTGTATAAGTCAGAGTCTTTAATATCTGTAGTTATTAAATCACCTGCTGCATCTATGTATTCAATTTGAAACCTTATAAATAAGTAACGCATTGTATTCAAGTTGCCTGAGAATTTATCAATTAAATGGATAGGTACATTTGTTCCTTCTGTATTAACTGTTAATTTATAAGCACTATCCTTCCTTGCTAAGTTGTCAGCATTTACAAAGCTTTCAATAATAGGTCTGAAGTCAAACATACCTACTCCTGTATTATTTGGAGTAGTCTTGAAAGTTCCTACAATATCTGTTGTAGTATTTGGATTTGGTGGATTCCCTGAACTGATATGAACTACAGCTACGAACTTGACATTTGTAAATGAAGAAACTACTGAAGTATTTGATACTGTAAAAATTACATCTTGTCCTACAGGAAGTGTATCATATAAAGGGTGTTGCTGTATTAGTGTTGCCATTATTTTACTATTGTTAAACTATTAATTATATCTTCTTTTACACTTCCTAGTAAGTCTTTTCCGAACTGCTTTAATCCAAGACCTAAAGGCTTTTGAAAAAAGCTTATACCTTGTATTCCATTACGTCCTATACTTCTAGCAATTAAGAATGTTATTGACTTTCTACTCATAAACTTTCCGCTTGCATCTCTTGGAGCTATTCCTTTTCTTACTACCCACTTATCCAAAGCCTTGCTTGGTGGTTGTGAGTGTCCTTTACTATTCTTATAACTATAAGGAGTCTTAATTACTTTCCCTTTATAGTCTTTAAATGTTCTTTTAGTCTGTGTTCCTGAAACTCCTTTATCTACAAACTGACCATAGCTTGACATATAGAATTGTACCGTAAAACCATCAGGAGTAGTTATGACTTCAAACTTAATAGAGTCTTCTAGCTTTCCGCCTTTACCTGATTTCTGTAAGTTACCTTTAGAACGATTGACTACCTGCTTACCAAAGCTTTCTAAGTACCTTTCTATATTGTCAGTCTTCACTATTCTACTCCTACGAATACTTCAACTCTAGCTGTTACTGCTGTTGTTGGTTGTACTTGTAATGAAGCTAAGTTTAACATAGTTCCAAAAGTAGGTGCGCCAACTTCTCCTAAAGCAATTACATCACCTGAATAAAGAACGTGTGAACCTCCTGCTCTTACAGTTACAGTATAGCTTGAAGTTGTAGTCTGAACTGCTAGCTCAATGTCTACTGCCGTTTCCAAGTTCGAGATTCTTACATAACGTGTTCTATCAACATCAATAGCTCCTGCTGAAGTTGAAGGTAGTGTATCAAATACTGCTACTGTAGTTACTACACTAGCTGTACAAGTTACTATCCTTTCAAAGACATCATTGATACCTGTTGTTGTTACTGAGTTTACAGAACCCCTTAAACTTCCGTTAAGTGTTACTGTTTCTGAAATTGTTGTTACTAAGTCTGCCATATCTTTATAAATTAATTGTTATTTTAAATTTTTTCCATCCTATCTCTATTGTGAACCAACGCCACTTCCATTTCATTAATATCCTGCACCTTTTGTAGTTAAAGGAATTTCACAAGTCTGAAAGTCGTTCTGTACTAAGACTCCTATATTAAATACCCATCCACAACAAAGATTATCAAACCTTTCAGAGAACGGCTCTATAGTGAATTGGTCTTGTGTAAAGTATAAAGGAAAATTAATATCATCAACTCCTTCTAAAGACTGACGTGAGCTATGTCTTAACATTCCAATAAAGTCGGTGCATACTTGAAGCATTTCATTTAACACATCTTGCTCATTACTTAACGTCTTTACTAACTTAGAAAAGTTAGCGTCTGCATTATTCTCAGTCCAATTTTCTCTTTCTGTTACCATATCCATAATAAAGATTTGGAAGTTGTAAGTAAGTTGGCTATCCCCTGTTGATACACTTGTAGGATTGATATGAAGTAATGGAAACTTCTGCATCTTTTCAATATTGACGCTAAATATATCTCCTACAGATGTTGAGCTTATTTGTCTGTGATATTCTCCGAGTCGTAAAAGTGTATTGACGACATTGTTGTAAGTTTTATTATTAACCATTTCTTTTTACTTTATTTTGTGAGTTCAAATCTGTTTCATAACTAAGCCAAGTCAAACACTCTAAAAGACTTAGGTTTGTAATACTTTCTAATTTACTTATATCCTCTCCGCACAATCTGTGCATTACTCCAAACCATCCCCATTTACTTGCAAAGTCTTCACTAGCTACTGCGTCTTCGTTTCCTTCAGCCGCTGAATCAAAAATGATGGCAAAATCTCGGACAACACCTTCCCTAAAGTGTAAAAAAAAACCAATGCACTTTGCACTTGTTCCGCTGACATCTGTTTCATTTCTTCAGCTCTGAGCCGAATATCTCCATCATACGAGTCAATTATATATATGTCGTTCTTCTTCAACTTGATAGGACGATAGAGAACAGACATCAATTCAGGAAGGTTCTTATCTATTCCGTTCTTGATGAACTGCTCAATGTCTGCGTATTCTCCTAAACTAATAGAATCTAAGTCAGGGTGGAATCCGTACTCAATATCGTTTATCGTTATAATCCTTTTAAGCTTTGTATCTTGCTTAGCTTGTAACTCTCCTATCTTACTCATAATGACTGCTACGTCTGATAATGATAGTTCCCTTACTAACTGTTTAGGAATGTCTGATAGTGCTGCTAACGTTGCTTCAGCCTCCTCAGTCTTTGTACCTGTTTCAAAGTCAATAAGTTTTAACCAAGTAGACAGATTAACATCTGACCAACTATTAATAAGATTAAAAGATTCTACTTTGTTTTGTTTTTTAATTTTGACTTTCATACACTATATAATAGAAATTTGTTGTTTTTAGTTTACTGAACGAAATACCTACCTGCGTTTGGATTGTCTAGGTGGTAAATTATATTATACCTTATTCCGTCTATTGCGTGGTTATAGTTATCTACGTAAAGCTTAGAGCCTTTATCTGCATAGACATAGTTGTTTAACTCTTTAGCTATGTTCGTTGATTCAGGAGTTACTATTAGTTCATAGTCTTGCATTCTAGTTATACCACTTTCAATCGTTCCTTTCTTAACTGCTTTAATGTTTACTCCTAAATGCCTAAGGTCTGCTATAAGTCTTGGTTCAGCACTATCAGCTATTATCAGACTTTGCCCTACTTTATCTAAAACTATCTGTGCAAGTTCTTGACTCTTTAATCCATTCCTGTATAGATGTTCCTTTAAGTATATCTTTTTATGTTTCTTATCTATTGCAACTTCAGTCAAGGAGTCAGGGTCAATACTAAAACCGAAATCCATTCCACAAGATGTCTGTAAGTTATCAGGATTAAATTCTCCTATTGACCAATTCTCAAAGACTACTCCTTCAGCTTTCGCTAACCAACCTCCTAGAATCTTATGCTGATACTTTTTAAAGTTATTATGCTTTATGCTCTTAATACGCTCTAAGAAGCTCGTAGAGAGATTAACTTCATTGTCTAGGTATGTACTATGGATATAGCATACATTGTCTTTAAAGCCATTAAAACCACCTTCAATACCTTTGTCCTCAAAGAACCTCTTGTATATCCAATGTTCCTTAGTAACAGGATTCAATACTAATATGATTCTATTCTGTACTTTCTTTTCCCTTATACTTAGGTCAATGGTATCAAAGATATTCTCATCAACAAGTTCTTCAGCTTCATCAAGAACCCAAGTAGATATACCTTGTAATGACTTTAGACTTGCAGTCTGATTTCCTGCTGATGTCTTAATACCCCTAAATAGAATGTCTGATTTGTTTCCTAAGTTTATTACCTCTGCTTTGTTTACGCTAAAAGTATTGTCATAGCCTAGAAGTCCTATCTTCTCTAAGAACTCAGGAATGATTGAAAGGTGTGCTGATGTCATTGTATAACGAGTGAATAGGACTCTAACATTCCTAGACATAGTTAAGAGCGTTAGA